CAATTTCGTCTCCTTTCGAGGTTTTATTGACATTGCACGCCATTGCAATTATCCTGATCGCGCTATTCGCATTATGGAAGGAATGGCAAGTGATGTCGCATATCCGCTTACAGCATATAATGGAGATTTGATTCAGCTAATGGGTTCAACTCCTTCTGGTATTAACATGACAGCATATTTGAATAGCAATAATAATTCATTGCTTTTACGTTCATTTTACTATCATGTGTATCCGGAAGCGAAACACACTTTTCGTGAAGTGTGCGCCATGGCTACTTATGGAGATGATTTTAAAGGTTCAGTTGCAGAACAGTATCCTTTATTAAATCATATAACATATAGTCAATTTCTCAAAGAACATGACATTGTGTTGACCATGCCCGATAAAACATCTATTCCTACTGAATACATGAATGATGCTGACGCAGATTTTTTGAAGCGCAGTAATGTTTATGTGCCAGAAATTGGTATGGAGCTAGGAGCTTTGTCTGAAGACTCAATTTTTAAAAGTCTTCATTCAGTCCTGAAATCGAAGGCGGTAACAACAACACAACAATCCATGTCTAATATCGACGGAGCTTTGCGAGAATGGTTCGCACATGGTCGTGACGTTTATGAAGAACGTCGTGAACAAATGCGAGCTGTTGCAAATGACGCAGATATTGCTTATGGATGCAACATGTTAATGCAGTCGTATGATGACTGTATTGACGCGTTTTGTGAAAAAGACAATATCACAAGGCAGGAGTCGGAATCTCTTTAAACTTGTCCAACCTGAGCTGGAATCTCATTAAACTTATCCCTCTGATCGTAGAATCATGATCATTAAATTCAAGAATTCATTCCGTACTTGGTTACCATGCGTATACATGTTTTCTTCTTTCTGTATATATGCGTTAGGCTTTGCGGCGTTAGTGTTCCCCTCGTGGAATACCCCTATTTAGGGGGAGGAATGGTCTTCCTAACAGAAATTTTGACTTGTGCGGCACTGAGTGGGTCCGCACAATTGTACATACTACTCACTTCTTTACAAAATAATAATAAATTTAATGTAACAATCAATCAAGAATCTCTCGAGTCACAGCACCAAGTTACACACTTTAGTGATCAGTCCCCACAGTGGGATTACACTGTCGATAGTAGCCCAGATGCCACTTTTACTCAAGCAGATTCGTCAGAGGCTGAATTAAGTAATTTCTTCAGTCGACCAATCAAAGTGGTCTCCTATTCTTGGCAAATAGGAGTTCCACTGTTTCAGGCTTTTGATCCATGGTCTCTCTTTTTCGAAAACACGAGAGTTCTGAATCGAATAGCCAATTACAATTTGTTGCGATGCAAATTAAAATGTCGAATTGTACTTAATGGAAATGGTTTTCATTATGGACGAGCAATAGCGAATTACATTCCATTGTTTGACCTTGATGATTTCACCACTGCCCGTTCTGGTGTCATTTCAGATGTTATTGCAGCATCACAACGCCCCCATGTTTACCTGGACCCCACCAATAGTCAGGGAGGAACTTTAACTCTCCCTTTCTGTTGGGTCCAGAATGCCTTAAACATTCC